AATCTGTCCATAATGAATGATTCACCAAAACCTGGGGGTTAGCCATGAATTGATCAAGATCAAACGCACCAGGTTTAATCAAGTCTCCGTCACGATCAGGGGCCTGTACACTGACAAACCCTTTAATCATAATACCATCTCTACCTGCCGGAGCTGCAATACGAAAACGCTCGGCAGACGGCTGGTATTTGATAGCGGCACTGGGCACTGAAGGTGCAACCATAATATATTAACCTCCCTTAACAAGTATGGACGAATTCTACCAAATATAAAGATATTGTCAAGGCGTCTCAGAGGTATTCTGAGAAAATCTTTCAATTACATCTTGTGCATCGTTGCCTTGTCCCAACTCCACAGGATCTGTGTCAGTTTGATCACCACCCCGACCATCGTCCTGTTCAAAAGACGTAAGGCCCTCCATTTCATCCACAAACAAAATACCTTTATTTGTCTTGATGAAGGGTCGATCTCCCCCTTTGATCGGAGGTAGCCCCATCTCCCTACGTACATCATTGACACTTAATACACCTCTATCCATAAGTTGTGTATTAATTCGCATCGCCGCTTCTTTATCACGGGTATCCAACTCATCAAAGATTAAAGTAACTGTAGTTACCCCTAACCCGAGTTTGAATACACGATTTAAGATTGCCGCCCATATTTTCTGGCCGGGGGTAACTACGCGATCCTTGTAAATCTCTGCCTGAGCCAAGCCCTTACCTGAACCCATACCAGATGCATCTGCAAATGTGGCAACTGACGTAGGCACGCCATGTGAGATTCGAATATTTTCATTGTTGTCCTGTGAGGTCCTGCGGAACCAACCATCCGCCGGATCGCTATCCAGTTTTTCAAAGTTAACTTCAATATTACCGCGCCCGGAAGGAATGGGTAACACCAAAGTTTTGTGTGCTCGTCCTCGAACATGAGTACTGAAATAGTCAAGAATGGTTTTCTTAACCTCCGGACTCAACTTAGCACCTTTGATCACAACGACATAACGCGGTACTGTGTTGTGATCAAAAAACTGTAACAGATATTCCCTAATTTTAGCATTAGCCAGGATATCTGAAGTGGCTGGGATATTATCCGACATCCCATAGTAGATAGTTGTAGGATGATGCCGAGGAATCCAAATCACCTCGTTGGCTGACTCTTTAAAATTACTGGTAGGTTCCCCTGTTTCGTAGTGAATCATATTAAATGCTGCAACATTTGCAGTCAACTCTCCATCTTCATCCGGATCATATCGTTCTGGCCGATCCGTTAATGCATTAGTCCTAGTAGTAGACACTACTTTCGCCCCGAACGGTTGATAATATCTTTCCTTCCCATCTGGTCCTTTCTCTACAAAGCCTGCCCAACCTTTAATCACCCGAAGCCTGCTTGCAGGGATGTGATCAAGTTTCAATACTTTCATATCCATCCCTCGAATCACTTCGAGGGCAGCCCACCCGATTCCTTCATAATCCTGGGCTGCCTTAAATAGTGCTGACTCCGTTCCAATTACATCATTAGCACTATTTAAAAACTTAGTTACTTCTGCATGATCCGTAGCATAATTTTCAGGGATGTCTTCTTTGTCATCCTCCTCATCATATTCCTTTGTAAGTTTCTCCAATATCACCGGCATCAAGCGATAGCCTCGCCCAACGTAATCAGTAGCTTTGACTCGCACACATTGATGCACTACCTCATTTAACTGAAGGAACTTCAGCATTAATTCAGGTGCATAAGGTGGAGGTACTACTTTTTCGTTATTAAGGCCGATGGCTAAGCTTTGCTTTGACCCCTCAACATATTTTCGCACATCCAGAATATCCCGTGCCTCTTCCTCAATATTAGCACTTTCGTATCCTTGCATACTAACAGCGTTGACTAGCTGTTTCTTAACGTCATCTTCCGTCGTCAAATCAAAATCACCATCTCCATTCTCTGTGACATAACACTCCGTCAAGATGAAATCATCATCTTGAGGCTCTAACACCGCCACAGGAGCTTCCGGTTTTTCGGCAAGCTGTAAAGGTAATTCAAGCTCTACGTTTTCAGACATGCTAATATCTCACTATCTAAGTGCAAGCGCTTGCACGCCAAATTAACCGATTACAGCATCAATCTCGTCGCCATCCATAAGATCAGCCGCCATCATATCGTACGTATCACAATGTCGCTGGTGATCCTTACCTTTTGTCCACACAAACCTACGTGATCCCCGTTTTGCATCGTCAATTGCTTCTCGGATTGGCATACACATCTCAGATTCGTACTCACCACCTAGAATAGCGGAATAATTTTCAGGGAGTAAGTTCTTTTTCCGCTTCAGTTGAATAAATGACCTGTCCAGTGCGTCTGTCCTATCGATGTTGATTACCATGTTGTTGTCATCTAGTTTCATCCCCGCACTTGTGCCTTCTGTTGCCCGATATTTGCAACGCCATACTGCTATCCCTGCTGTATTTTGAAACTCCTCAGACAATGTAGCTTCCGGTTCCGCATCAATTACAGCGACCTGTACGTTATACCTCTCCACCAGATCGTACAACTCGGAGACATTTCTAACCTTACCCATAAATACAGCGAGTCGATTTCCTCGATTAGTTCGATACGAAATCCTTACGTCAAAGGCACCTCCCACGTCAATACCCATACTACATGGGCCTGCGTGACTATCGCCTTTCGTATAACCACAATCCTCATGAATTTGAAAATTATAGTTAGCTACCCTACATCTATCCAGCAATCCTGTTGTAATCTTGTTCCCCGACGCTGCAAAAGGTAAGCCCAGCTCTGAATTATAGAACTGTTTCATCAAAACCGGGTCAACCGTTGCTTTAATAAAACGACTCCACATGCCAGATATATCGTTAATCAGGCTGTCCAGCATAGATATGTGATAACCACTATCTGGATGCGTTGGATTTTGAGGTAACCACCTACCTTTAGGGCTATCCCTTATTAATTTGCCGCCGCATGAACAAATCATGTGCGTATCACGGCCACACCCTAGCTCCCACTCCGTATCCCGTAAAGTATAGTCAACCGCTTCACCGCCTTTATCCTTTATCGCCTTCACTACAGTGTGAAACCAATCTGTTTTAACAAGGGTGCCACACGCATAACAAGGAACAAACCATTCATTTTGATTCGTTTCAAGGAAAAATGCGTTGATGCCCCGATTAGGTTCCGCTGGATTTCCTAAGTAACGCCTAAACTGATAAGGAGACGCTCGAATACGGTCCAAGGCGTAATTCACGTTCTCAGCATTACACTGATCTACTTCCTCCACAACAATAGCGTCTGCAGGGAATTCCTTAAAGTCTGCCAGTACGTTACTACCAACATACTTAATCACGCCCTTTCCGAAAGATTTCAAATCAACACTATCAAAAAAACCTTCACCAACAATCTCTTTGTATCGAGGTACACTCTGTACGCACTTATTTACTCGATTCTGTACATAAGTTACCTTTAAGTCGTGCTTTGGGATCACGAAGAATACAGATAAACCTGAAAATGCCATCGCTAGATGATCTGTAATAGCAAATTCCGACTTCATACTCTGCACAGAGCCCTGTAATACGACAACCTGTGCAGTATTATCGTATAACTCCCTAATGTGTGGGAACCCATTGAAATTCAGCCGTTCCCCTCGGGTATTGCAATGATGATCCATTGCAAAGGTTACACGAGTGTTACGAACTTCCCGCAGCTTCATAAGTCGGATTACATCTCTATCCGACGTGTCAACCAAGGAATTAGTTATATCATCTTCTAATGTTGTAGTCATTCCGTACTATCCTCAAAGGTGGGCATCCTACGTTCATGTACTAACAAGTCAGTAAGTTTCTTAATGGCTTCCTCTCGGGTTGCCGGAATATTGCTAGTAATTAAGTCACCTTCAGGTTTAGTGTCGTCCACACTGTGATGAATTTCCTTTACAGCGTTGGGTAGTACACCTGTCTTGACCAGCATAGCAGTAGATTGTGTTTCTGCATTCATAGCAATACTAAGCATCCTAAATTTGGCAATTCTATCCGGCTTCCCCCGTCGAACTACCTTACCGTTGCCGTCCACCTCAACGCAATCCAAATCAATTTGGTGTACTTCCTTCATAGCTACGTCACGAACCGTGCGTAGAAACGCCAGAGAATCCAACAAAAGGTCGGATCGGGGCCTATCGTGGAAATCGCGTGCAAATTGCTCACGATAGGCTGAGAGCCATCTATAGATAGTTGCTTCGGATACTGTGAAAGACTGTGCGATGTTCTTAATCGGCACGCCTTTGAGTTTCAACTCATAGCACTTCCTAAGTTTATCCGGATCATCTGGCGTTCCCGCAATCGCAGGTGCGTCAGCCTTTGGATTCCTTACACTTTGAATCATAGACACTAATGACATTCTCATTCTCCGCACAAAGAAAGGAATTCGGCTCGTGGGGAATGCTTACGAAACACACCTGTAAGTTTGCTAGTTGTCATTTTGCCCGAGGACTTCACACCTCTGAACTTCATACAACTATGCTCACCTACTATGCGGACCCCAACACCTAAACAGTCTTTAATGTTATCTTGTAACGCAGTAGCTATTTCGTCAGTTAATCGTTCCTGTACTTGCAATCGTCGTGCAAGCGCTTGCACTGCCCGAGGAATCTTACTCAACCCCACAATAGTACCCGCTGGGACGTAGGCTACCGTCGCAGTGCCCCAGAATGGTAGCATGTGGTGCTCACATAGGCTAACAAATGGGATATCCTTAACTAGGATCATCTCGTCACAGCTTGATTTGAATTGCTTACTAAGATATCCCGCTGGATCTTCCTCGTAACCGCCAAGCATTTCCTGCATGGCTTTCAGAAACCTACCCGGCGTTTCCTGCAAATCTTCCCTGTCTGTCTCACCTTGAGAAATAAGAAAATTTTTTATCTCACTTTCCAGAACTTGTGATTTTGTACTGACAACTCCCACGGTATCTTTACCGCATCTTTGATCTGTTTCACACACCATCTAAGTGAGGTCCTATCTATTTCCATACCATCGAATACAGGGCTAAGCAGATAATTATCCGCCGTCAAAGAAGGTACTGGAGGATGCGTTCCGTCCGCGAGTACATATTTAAGTTCGTGACACTTACTAGCTCGAAGAGTATGTTCGGCGGTTTTTGGGCTAACTGTGATCCAGTCCAAATAAGGATACACATCAGATTCAACAGTACCATTGGTTTCAACTGCAAGATAGTACCCCTCTCCCTTTAGTGCCTCACACAACTCTGTGTCTACTTGGAGCATAGGCTCGCCGCCCGTGAATATTATATTCTTGCAAGCTCCACCCGTCGCCCGAATCAACGTAAGCAAGGCGTGCAGGTCGTACTTCTCACCTCCAGTGAAGTCAGTGTCACACGCAAATTGGTTTTCCTCTAAGTTGCACCTAAGATTGCAGTAAGAGAATCTTACAAAAATATTCAAAGTCCCGATTCGTCTGCCCTCTCCCTGGATACTCGTGTAAATTTCCTTGCTTGTATACTTTTTCATACGTTTTTCTAACTCCTTCGGGCAACTATATCCAAAATGGTACCTTGCAGTATGCCATATTTACATGCAAGGTCAGCGGTCCCGTAACCACCTCTATACATACTCCTAATTTTCAAAATATCGATTACTGTCACTTTGACCATTCGCCTATTTTGTGATTGTGTGGTTTTACTAGCCCATCTGACATTACCTAGTTCGTAATTCCCATCATTGTCAATTCTGTCTAATGCGTAACCCAGCTTACCATAATCAGGTATAGGGTCTGATTCAATTAAACCTGAATCAAATAACGATTTAAATGTATGTAAAAAGTTAATTGTCGTTATCCTCCAGTTTATTGATTTTGTCTGTCAATAATTTAAGCTGAAGGTCTTGTTGGTCAACTTCTTCTTTAATAACCTGTTCCTGACCGTTCAAAGACTCAATAACAGTATTCCCCCCAACGCTACCGCCCATAACCAAAGCTATTACACAGGCAATATTTTTGGGGTTCAACATT